AGCAAATTGGATATGAACAAAGAGAAGCTGAAGAACAGAACTCCGATTGATTGCATTGAAGAGGCCCTAGGTACATTTAAAGAACGCAACAAAAGCTATGGCGATAATTATTTGACGCATGGCCGGTTGATGACTGCTTTGTTCCCGGACGGCATTGAGCTCAAAACAGTTGAGGACTGGAACAGGTTTGGCATCATAAATATGATTGTGGCAAAGATGACTCGCTATGCCCAGAAATGGCCTTCTGTGTCAGTGAGCTCAATCGACTCAGTTCATGACTTGGGCGTATACTCATTCATGCTTGAGTCGATAGACTCATTCAAGCTGGGAGATGAAGATGATAGTATTTGATTTGGAGACAACAGGCCTCCCGAAAGCTGAAGGTTCCGACCTAGAAATGCAGCCACGCATCATTGAGTTTGGTGCAATCAAATTGACAGATGGAAGCCTTGAGGAAATTGACAGTCTGGAGTTTTTATGCAATCCCGGGCACCCTCTCGATCCAAAGATCACAAAGATCACAGGCATAGATGATGAAATGCTGAAAAATGAAAAGCCATTCATAACTCATTATCAAGAGCTTTGTAAATTTTTCCTTGGACAAAAAATCATTGTCGCTCACAACCTGCCTTTTGATCGCAAGATATTAAAGTTTGAGCTGGAGCGTATCGACAAGCTATTGCACTTTCCTTGGCCATATGAGCATGTTTGCACAGTTGAGCTTGGGGAAAGTGTTTGGGGCAAGAAACGCAAGCTCGGTGACATACATCTTGAGGTCACAGGCGAAAAGATCAAAGACGCTCATCGCTCAATCAATGACGTTGAAGCAACTGTTAAGGTGATGAAGTGGTACAAATCTGAGGGGCATTTTTAATGACAAAAAATCAGCTTAATTTAGAGGTTCAAAAAATTCTAGACGCTTGGCAAAAAAATAATATTGTTGGTCCACTTGATCAGTTTTCATTGTTTCAAATAAAAAAGGATTTAGCTGAATTGATATCGAAAGTGAGAAAGGGAAAATGATGACCGATGAAGAAGTATATTTTGCAACTGCTAGCTTGAGGCCAAATGAAAGGAATGAGTTGGGTATTTTTACAGCACCAGAGTTAAGTAAAATTTTGCGTAAATCTGGTAGAAAAATTTCAACTACAACGATATTTCGAAAGGCTGCTGAAGACAAAAATTTCCCTGTTATTAAGAGCAAGGAATCAAATTCCAAAAAGCCAAGAGTGTTTTTCAAGATCACTGATGTTGAGGCTTACTTGGATCGTAACATTAACGCTTTGAAAGAACATTTTGGACAATGATAAATGTTAGAGCACGAACTGAATATTCCTTTCGGAAAGCATATGGCCCACTGCAAAAAGTTATCGATGCTTGCGAGGGTGACGCTATTGGGGTTGCTGATGGTGGGACTTGGGGTCATGTCGCCTTCAGCAGTGCTTGCCGAGCAGCAAACAAAAAGCCTCTGTTCGGAGTTGAAATTCCAGTTGTCGGGGATGCAACAGATCGTTCAAAACAACCCGCAAATGATATGTGTTTTATCGCAAAAAACAACAAAGGACTCAAAGAGATCTACGAGCTTGCGACCAGAAGCACGAGCAAAGAGAATTTCTACTATCACAATCGCCTTTCATATACTGACCTTTTTGATATCACCGATAATGTTATAATAATCAGTGGAACACACCCAGAATGGGGAATGCTTCCATTTACCAGAAAAAACGATCTTTACATCGAGATGAACCCAATGAGCACTCGCAAGGCTTTGGACTTTTGCGAAGCCAAAGGCTTCAAGCCTGTGGCCACTAGCGACAATTATTTCCCAAAAGTTCAAGACAAAAAAGCCTATGAAGTTTTGGTTGGTCGCAATCGGACAGACCGCACCAAGCCAATGCACATACTCAATGAATGGGAGCTGAGAAACTGCTTGTCTTGGATTCCTGATGAGGCTTTTGCAAACACTTATGAAATTGCTGATCAGTGCGAGGTTGAGTTGCCTGTTGCGCAGATGATATCTTTTGATGCGACAAAAACTTTGGAGCAGATGTGCGTTGAGGGTGCAGGGAAAAGAGGTGTCAATCTCAAGGATGAAGTTTATTCAGCTCGCCTCAAAAGAGAGCTGGACATGATTGCTGAGAAAAAGTTTGAGGACTATTTTTATGTGATTGCTGACATGATAGCCTATGCCAAACAACACATGCTTGTTGGGCCAGCTCGAGGATCAGCCGCTGGCTCTTTGGTTTGCTATTTAACTGGCATCACCGACATTGACCCAATCAAGTTTGATCTGCTTTTTGAGAGATTCATTGATATCACTCGAGCTGATTTACCGGATATTGATATTGATTTTCAAGATGACCGTAGGGAAATGGTAATTCAATATTTGAGGGATAAATATGGTGCCGAAAAAGTAGCCCACCTCGGAACTGTCTCGCGCTATAAAGCAAAAAGCACAATAGCTGAGGTTTCAAAAGAGCTCGGCATCCCAGCTTGGGAAGTGAATGACCTCAAAGGTGCAATCATTGAAAGAAGCTCAGGCGACTCACGTGCAGCCTTTTGCATTCTTGACACATTCAATGACTTGGATGTTGGCCGGGCTGTCCTGGATAAATATCCGCAAATGAAAATAGCCGCTGAAATGGAAAACCATGCCCGGCACACCGGGGTTCATGCGGCAGGAATTATTGTCACTGAAGAGCCTGTTTATAAATACTGCTCAGTTAGCCATCAATCTGGCGCGGCAATGATCGACAAGAAGGACGCCGAGGATCTTAACCTTTTGAAGATTGATGCTTTGGGGCTGAGGACTCTTTCAGTCATGCAGGATATTTTGGATCAAGTTGGCTGGGAGAGAGAAAAGCTGGTCAATTATCCGCTGGATGATAAAAATGCATTTCAAATATTGAATGATGAAAAATATGCTGGCATTTTCCAGTTTGAAGGATATGCCCTGCAGTCAGTCACCCGGCAAATGAAAATCAACAGCTTTGAGGACTATGCTTCAATAACCTCTTTGGCTCGCCCCGGACCACTTAACTCAGGCGGCACAACTCAATTCATCAAACGCCACACAGGTGTTGACCCAATCGAATACCTTCACCCAATGGCTGAGGACACAACCCGGATCACAAATGGCATTGTTGTTTATCAGGAACAAGTCATGAGGATCAGCCGGGAGATCGGCAAGCTAACTTGGGAGGAAGTCTCTCAGCTCAGAAAAGCAATGAGCAAGTCTTTGGGTGAAGAGTTCTTCAATCAATACTGGGAAAAATTTAAAGTCGGTGCAGCTGAAAATGACATCGAAGAAGACCAAGCCAGAAAAATATGGGACAACATCAACACCATGGGATCAATGGCTTTCAACAGATCGCACGCAGTGGCTTATGGATTGTTGAGTTATTGGTCTTGTGTTTTGAAAAGCAAGTTTCCGCTGGAGTTTGCTGCAGCTTGCTTGCGCAACGTCAAAGATGATGATCAAGGTGTCAGGCTTTTGCGTGAAGTTGTCAAAGAGGGTTTGGTTTACAAGCCATATGATAAATTTAAATCAACGGAAAATTGGTCGGTGCAAAATGGTGAGCTGATCGGTGGCTTGATTGGCATAAAAGGCATCGGGCCAAAAATGGCTGAAGACATAGTCAACAGGCGAAAACTTGAACAGCCTTTGACCCCCCGGCAAGAAAAGCTACTCGACACCGGAGAAACGCCTTACGACGACATCTTTGAGTGCGAACGCAGGTTTGGGCATATCAAAGCCGACCCAGCCTCACACAACATCGTAAGCCCGATTACGGACATTCAGGACCTTGATGGTGATATTCCGGGAACTTTTGTGTTTTTTGGCAAGCTCAAAGAAAAGAACCTGCGAGACATGAACGAGGCTGTCAACTTAGCAAAAAGAGGTGGCCGCAGGGTTGATAGCAATAATCTTTGGTTGAACCTGACTTTTGAGGATGACACCGGGCCAATCATTGGAACTGTTGATCGTTTCAAATACAACAAGATGGGCAAGCCAGTTGTCGAGGAAGGCAAAATTGGCGATTGGTACTTAGTCAAAGGTCACATCAAAAAAGGATTCAGGAAAATATATGTAGATAAAATTCGTAAGCTAACATAAGTCATTGTTTTCTTTGATAAAGAAAGTACTTTACTTTCTCTGGCGAATAAGAGATAATGTTCTTGTTGGGAGGATCGGCTTCCCAATTTGAGAAAGGAATAAATATGACTGACATGTACCGTATTCCGAAGGCTTACTATCAAGATCACGTTGACTGTGACTGCGAAGCTCCGGCGATCATCAAAGCCACTAAGCAGCAC